ACTAACAAAAGGTACAGAAGGGATATCTACAGTTGGTATCTTTATCTCAGGAACTTTAATCGTAGGCATTAACAGTCGTTAAAATCAGAAGCCATATTTGCACCTAATTTACCACCTTCTCTTCTTGCTGTGTTAGTGGCAAAACCAGATAAGAACCAACCGACAATAGGAACATTAGATAACGAGGTCGCAAGTCCTGTTCCTGTTGCTACTGACGTTCCAATAAGTTGTCCTGTAGATTCACCTTTAGCCCTTTCTTTTATACAGGCTATTTGTTTTGCTGTTAACTCACCATTATTCACAACGGTTATATCTTTTTCTCCAGCTATTCTTTGTGTCTCTTTATTTACAAAAGATTTACTAGCACCTAAAAACCCTGCTGGTTTTCTTGTCGATTCTATTGATGCAATTATTTTTGGATCGTGCATACGGTGTCTGATTCTATAACCTTTCATATCAGCTTCAATCTCATAAGTAGAATATTTGCTAACAGGCAGATCAAACATAGGGAGATTAGATTTCTTGCTTAATAAACTAATTGTATAAAAATTAGAAGCAACAAAAATAGTTCCAAGTCCTATTGATATTCCTTTAATAATATTGCTATTCATATAAACTTATAATTTAGGAATACCAGGAATTTTTGTTGTTGGTACGGATGGCCCTGTCATATCGGGTAAACCTTGATCTAATACTTTAGGCATAAGTCCAGAAACATTACCCATAACTTCTTTCATCAGTTTGGATTTAAACTGTTCTGAAGTTACATACTTATAACCAAAATACGAAGCTCCTAAAGTTGTGCTTATAAGAACGAATGATAAAATGGATAAGACGTTAGCAATTTTTTGAAACATGATTAAAGAAACGTTTTTAAGAGCTTTAGTACCTGTTACTATCATAACCTTCACAGGCATTTTGGCATTGGCTCCCCTTTATGTTACGCTCGGAATCGTAACAAGACAAGTATCAACTAAAACTAACTAGCTTTTTTTCTGCGATAGAATCTAGTTTTACAGGCATTAGAACAATATTTCCTTCTTTGTTCAGAAGTGACAAAGACCTTACCACAATATTTGCATTGCTTTTCTATTACTGTGCAGTGGACTTTTTTTCAGATGATTCCTCTGCTCTATCCGCTAAAATTGCATTGATAGCAACAACTCTGTTTTCAATATTTTTTTGAACTTGTGTAGCTTCTTCGTAATTTTTTTGCAATGTTTTTAATTCTTCTTGCAGTTCTACATCTGTTTTACGAGCCATAAATAAATAGGGTGTTTTATTAAGTGTAACAAAAGCTAAGATATTTAGCTAGGTACTGCAGGCCATATAATATTATCTATAACAATTGAATTAGCATTAATTGATATTGCATCTGTTTGTGTTGGTACATCTCTTAAAGCCTGTCTATAATTTTTCCAAGCATCACTCACCGCAACTCCTGTATCAGATGCTTTTGTTACAACCCAATCTGATTGTGCTAATAAATCATTTCTCTTAATTCTTACCAATTGCCATTTTTCATTTAAAATTTGAGCTTCTGTGGGTTGTCGTGCATTAAATTCTGCAATTTCTGCATCAGTTAATTTAATTTCTACACCATCTACAATCTTAATCATTAGCTTTCTTTGAATTTGTAAATTAAAAATTCTGATCCTACATTTATAGTACCAGCTTGAGCTCTAACATATAACCCATATAACCCCACCGTACCAGATTGAAAATGAATATTACAAAAACTATTAGTACCATTACTTGTAATTTTCAAATATCCACCATTTTCATTAGTAGTTGTATTTAATCTAAGATAAAACTGCTGACCAGTTGTATCACCTCCAGCATAAGTGTTAAGTCTATTGTCACTTGCTGTTAAAACTGAAGATCCTGTTCGATAATAACTTAGATATTGACTGGTTGCAATTTCAGATCCAGATGAGTCAAGAAAAGCTAATTCAACTTTTGTGTTTGTACTAAATGTTATTTTTTTGCCGATTATTATATAATAAGCATCTTGAACAAGACCTGAAATAGATATATTTGCAGCAGAAGAACTAACAGTTGTCTTACTAATTAACTCCAACGCACCACCGCCACCAGGTACAGTAATTGTTTTAGATGCTCCAGTACCAGATGCAGTAACACCAGCCCCAACAAAATCTAGAGTAGTTGCAGCAGTAGATAACGCACTACCTTCATCTTGTACAGTGATGCCACCAGAAATTCCAGTTAACGCAGATCCATCACCTGTATACGCTGTAGCAGCACACGTTCCAGTGACACTTACACCTGTTGATGTAGTTGCCAGCTTTGCAGAACCGCTATGTTTTAAGCTAACGCTAGAATCTGATGCAACAGATACTGCATTATTAGAGTTAGATGGATGTTGTATTTCTTCGACTTTTAGTGTTGACATAATAATTAAAAGTGCATTATTTTTATTTTACCCTCTTAACTAGGCTTTGTCGGCCAAGTAATGTTAAATGGGTCAGATTGTGTTGGTATATCTCGTAATGCTTGCCTATAAGTTTTCCAAGCATCTGCCAAGGTTAGATCACTACTAGCTCTCCAATCTGTAGCTTGCAACTTACGATCCCTTTCAAGTCTTATAATTGCCCATTGTTGATTTGTAAGAGTAGTCTGTTCTTCTGTTGTTGTAGATTCTACTTTTACAGTGTAAGCCTTTCCACTATCAACGTAAGCATCTACTGTAGATAACTTTTGTGAAGGAGTTGTATAACTAAGAGTGTCTACAAGTTCAACAACATTATTTGCAGTTAAAAAATCTGCATTAGGGCCAGCAGCACTAAAACTTGTATTAGGAAATAGTTTTTGGATAGAACCAGTGCTTTTTACAGTAGTACCATCAATGATTGCGTAGTTCATAATTAATTGAATTTTACCTCTACTTTAAATATTATAAAGGTAAGTTATTTAGTAAACAAAGTAACTAGAAGGAAGAGTATTACCACTCACATTTGGGTACATAAAATGACTATTTAAAGCACTAAAAGTAGTATCATCAAAAAGGCAAGGATACACAACATAACCAGCACGACCAGTACCTGAAGTAGTACTACTATTTATGCCAACATATCCTTTAGGTGCAAAAGTTGCAGCTACACCATTGCATTCAAATCTCCAAATAGGGCTATGGTGATAAGAAAATAATCCTGGACCATAACTTCCATAACCCTGTACAACAATCCCTAGTGCATTAACATTTGAATTATCTCTTAAACCATTATTAAAACGTAAAGTTAAATATGAATCCACACCCTGTGAATAAGCACCACTAGTTATATATCCTCCATTATCATCAGTAAAAAAATCAGTAACATCAGTAGGACTGTAAGCAACACTCCAATAAGCGGTTTGACTGGAACCAGTTGTACCCCAACTAGGTACAGAGTTGACAATAGACAGTGTTGGTTGACTATATTGACCAAAAGCACTACTTTTCCACATGCCTAAATTATCAGTGGCAGTTAGTCCAACTCCACTTATAAATGTTCCGCCATTAGTATATGCAGAATTACCACTATAAAAATCACTCCAACCACCTGTAGGTTGTTGATAAGTCATACTCCAATGCTCTTGGAGATATTGCATTTTAACATCTGTAGTAACAGTTGGATCTACACCAAAAAAACTTGCTAAATCAACTGCTTGAGAACCACCGCCTGCAGCACGAAGCCTGTGCGATAATGTCATGAAAGATCTCCGATTGTTGCTCCATATAATTGACTCCCTACTTTAAATATTTCTATTGCCGTAGCATTAGCACCACCAAGTGTAGGAGCAGAACCACCACTCCATTTCATTGTAGGCCATGTCAAAGTATAGTTAGAACTACTTGCTGTCACTATAAGAAGCATTGATTGCCCTGTAGTAAGACTATCAGTTGCAGTTCTATTGGCTCCAAGTGTCCATGTTTGAACCATTCCGTTATCAGGATCTAAGGCAACAGAAGAAGCGTCAGTTATAGCAAATATATTTTCATTTATTGCATCTTCAAAAACAACAGAACCTGTAAACGTACCACCTGCTAATGGCATTTTTGTTGTGTCTGCTGGAGCAGGCGACAATGCCGAACCATCTCCAGTAAATGATGTAGCAGCACACGTTCCAGTTACGTTTACCCCTGTACTTGTTGTTGCTAATTTTGCAGAGGCTGAATGTTTTAAGGTAACAGAAGAATCCGCAGCAAGTGATATTGCATCATCTGTACTTTGCCTAGATTGTATATCATCTACTTTTAATGTTGACATGATAATTTACTGCTTTAATTTAATTTTACTATTAATTTCATAATTTGTCCTATGTAAACGCTAAATAACATTGACCTTGTTGTTGTCCAGAAAGTATAGTTGCAGGCCAAATTGAAGAAGTTGGATATAATCCATTGTCAGTTACACTACTTCCACTACTATGTACAAAAGATAAAGCACCATGTCTCATGTCGCCTTCTGTTTGATGTAAACTACCAGCACTATTTACATAAGTATATGCAGTGTAAGCATTGTTTAGCATACTATTAGCTCCTGTACATTCATTACCACCATAATATCCACCACCACCAGCACCATAACTATTGGAACCATAATCTGATCCACCACCACCAAAACCACCATCACCACTAACTGTATCTAATTTAATATTTCCCTTTGCACCATAAGAGAGACCTACGGCTGGGTAACTTATTCCAGAAAGAGTTATATCAGTTGCATTTCCTGTCGCAGCATGTCTAGATGGGCTAGACCAGCCATTACCTCCAGTATGTGCTTGATAACCGTTACCTCCAGTAGTATCATCTCTTCCAGCACCACCTCCCTTGGCAACTAAATTTGCATTTGGGTAGTGATTATTTCTTACAGTCATGATCGCAGAAGAACTGTTATTTACCGTAGTGGATAAGGGCGGTGCAGCAGCACCTAATTCGTTACCACCATTGAAGGTACCACTTCCACCTCCGGCTGCAATTATCAAAGGAACAAAACCATTTGAATAATCGGCATCACTAGAAAGTGAACTACCATATTTCATTAAACAACTCGCTCCTCCACCTCCTCCTTCATTAGTGTTTGTTCCAGTGTTACCAGACTTACCAGCAAAAAATACAATTCGATCACCTACAGCTATAGAAAAAGTCGCAGTTATTGACCTACCTCTAATTCCTGGCCACCCTGAAGCACCTATGATTGTTGCAGTTAGAGTAGCATTTTTTCCTGCTGTAAATGCGTAAAATCCCTGATATGATTGCTGTCCAATGTTCGAAACAAAAACAGCATCATAAGTTTGAGTGCCCCACCAAGTACTTTGCTCTGAAGTAGTGTCTCCAAGCCTAGGGTTTGAAGTATATATTCCATCTAATGTAAGGTTAAAAGGGACAACTGGAGTAACGGCTTCTTCACCAGCAGCCAAAAACATTTGTTGTATAGTCATTACTCAAGTCCTGCTCCAGCACCATAAACAACAGTAGCTGAAACAAATAAAAAGGTTGCTATTCCTCTTGCTTTAAGAGTTAATGAAGTTTTAGTACTTGTATCGTTAGCAAGATATGTGGTTATTGCACTGCAAGTAATTGTTTGGTTAGATGCACTGTCATTAACAATTGTGATGGCATCACCAGCAGCAAATACACTGGCTGGAATTGTTACACCACCAGTTGTAATACTAATGTGTTTTCCTGCATCAGCAGCGACAAGTGTATAAGCTGAACTTTGAGAGTTTTGAGGAATATCTCTTAAATCACCTTTTGAATCTGTAACTGATGTAAAAGTTCCTGTTATGTTAGCTGCTGGTAAAGATGTTAAGTTTGCTCCAGACCCTGAAAAAGTTGTTGCTGTACAAGACCCATTTACTTCTAATACACCAGTCCCATTAGGAATAACTCTTACGTTTCCATTTGTAGTATTAGTTTGAATTTCGTCAACAATTATTTTTGACATTTTTAAAAACTCTTTTCTTTATTGTAAATCATATTTATAAATATATCCACTTTTAAACAAATGTCATTGTAGAGTTTGCACTCACTGTAAGAACAACACCAGAAGCAATAATCATAGGACTAGCTGCTACATAGTTGAAGTTCGCTGTTGTAGTAAAGCTGTTATCCATTTGATTTTCTGCTTCAACAAATAATTTTTCGTTTGAACTACCAACTAGACCTGATCCTGCATCAGTAAAGCTTAAAATTCCACTTCCATTTGTTT